AAGTACTAATTTTAATGACAATTCATTTGAATTTTTTGTCAATGAAGCACAAACGGTAACTGGTAACGCAACTTGTAAAATACAGGGAACACCGCTTGTAGATCCTCAAACTGGTCGTATTGTTTATCCAGCAAATTATGTATTTGATGGAACGATGGGTTTTGCTGTTTGGACAACTTGCCCAGCCTTTATACTTCTCGACCTTTTGGTTAATAAACGTTATGGATTTGGAGAGCATGTTGCACCAGATCAATCTACAGATGCGAAATTGTATGAAAATATAGATTTATATTCTTATTTTAATGCAAGTAAATTTGCTAATGAATTAGTCAAGATTGGGGAAGATGCTGACGGTAATGATATAACTGAACCACGTTTTAGTTGTAATGCAAGTATTCAAAACAGTGTTGACGCATTTACTTTAATTAATTCACTATCTGGGGTTATGAGGTGTATGCCAATATGGTCAGCAGGTGGAATAACTTTATCTCAGGATAAACCAGTAGATCCCAGCTATTTATTTAATTTATCTAATGTGACCGAAGATGGTTTTGTTTATTCGGGTAGTGATTTAAAGACTAGAAGTACAGTTATAAATGTTTCTTATTTAAATATGGATATAAGAGACATTGATTATGAAACAGTTGGAGATAATGTAACAGGTCCTAAACCTGACCAAGATGATATTGTTAGACAAAGTAAATATGGAGTTGTTGTTAAAAACATAAAAGCATTTGCCTGTACAAGTCGTACTCAAGCGAGAAGATTGGGTAAAGCAATGCTTTTAAGTCAGGAACGAGAAACAGAAACAGTTAGTTTTACAACATCATTAGATGGTGGAATTATTTGTCGAAATGGTGCTGTCATACAAATTGCTGACCCTTTAAGGGCTGGATTAAGAAGAGGTGGAAGAGTTAAAGCTGTAGGCTCAACTTTAACTGGTGACCCAGCCCCTATAAATCAAATAACTATTGATAACCAAGCATCTGTCGGACTTCAAACAAGTACTTTAGGAACTAATCCAAGATTATCTGTTATTTTGCCTGATGGTTCAACTGAATCACAACCTGTTAATGATTGGACAGATGGTGTTATAACTGTTAATGGATCTTTTTCACAAGCTCCAAATCCACAAACAATATGGATGTTTGAAAATGAAAATCTTAAACCACAGCTTTTTAGAGTAATAAATGTTGAAGAAGTTGATGGTATTAATTATAAAATAACTGGTTTATCATATGTACCTGATAAATATGATGCTATAGAAAAAGATGAAGAACTAGAAGATAGGAAAATAACTATTTTAAATGATCCACCTAATCCACCAGAAGAATCAAGTTTAACAGGAACAGAAAGGATAGTTGATATAAATGGAAAAGCTATATCTAAATTAATCTTGTCTTGGAAACCTGTTAGAGGTGTTTCAGAATATCAAGTAAATTACAAACTTGGCAACAATAATTTTACTACTGTAAGAGTTGATAGTCCTGATTTTGAAATTTTCAATAGTTCTGCTGGAACTTATACTGTTGAGGTTTTAAGTTTTGGTCAAACAGGAATTATTAGTTCTACCGCAGCAACAAAAACAATTCAAACTGTAGGAAAAACTGCACCTCCTTCAGATATAACAGGTTTATCTTTAGAGCCTGTTAACGATAACGATGTAAGACTTAGATGGAATTTGCATCCTGATGTGGATGTGATTCACGGTGGACAGATATATGTACGACACAATTTAAAACAAGACGGAACTGGCACATTTCAAAATTCCAGTAACTTAATCCCTGCACTTGCTGGTAATTCTACTTTTGCTACCGTGCCAGCACTTGACGGTGAGTATATTTTAAAAGCAAGAGATGATACAGGTAACTTTAGTACAGGTGAAGCAAGTGTTATTTTAGAGATACCAGCAGAAGTAGATCCATTACAAATTTTAACAAGAAGAGAGGATTTAGATAACCCAATATTTCAAGGCACTAAAAGTAGCACTGTTGAGTTAAGTACAGATTTAGGTTCGATAGACCTTAAATCAACTGGTTTGTTTGATGATATTCCTGACTTTGACGCTATGGCATCTTTAGATGATTTAGGTGCAATTTCTCCAGAAGGTTTTTATGACTTTGGAGGTACAGCAGGTGGATCAGTTTTAGATTTAGGTGCTGTATATAATCTTGAATTAAAAAGACATATTGTTTCGGATGCTTTTATTCCTATTAATGTTTTTGATTTTATTCCAGA